CCATTATTGATGATGATGGCTGGATAATAGGAACTAACGTCCCAATCAATGATCTCATGCTCATCATCAGCCTCAAATATCTTTGGGCTATTCTCTGTGTGCAACCCACCCTTCATAAAGGAATAGACATTGTTGTAGAAGTGTAGCTCCTCTTTAAAGTCATCCTGCAAGCCTAGACTCAACCTCTTAATCTTCTTGAGGAAGTCTTGTAGCTCTTTGGTTTGAAACTCTACATATGGTGCTATACAGTTCTTTACAGCAATAGTCTTTCTGAAATACCCTTTCTTGGGAAGTTCTTTGTATTCTATCCCCTTCTCTTGACAGTAGTATTTCTTAATCATCTCATCCCCAATCTTACTGTCTGAATAGTTCAGACATGGTATACCAAACTCAGCTTCAATATCTTGTCTAAGCTCAATCTGGTTGTTTCCCTTGTACAATGGATGATTAGTGTCACCAATAGTGACTAGATAGAACTGATACGTGGCCCAAACATCATTCAGACAATATTCTGTTGTCTTATTGATATCATCATCTGTGAACCCTATTTTATCATGAGGAATAGGCATCTCTTCAATATTCTCAAGATCCATTTCAAACTCCAACCTCTTTAAACTAACACGTCTATTCTTGTTGTCAAAGTGGTGGATTCTAAACAAATCAATCTGTTTGAGAGATAGGTCATATTCTCTGTATTCAGGGAACACATCATGATTAGCATCATCAATAACATCTGTAGCCTTCTGATGGATTCTAGCTGTAATTTCTAGACTAGAAAGCTCATGCCAGTCATGGTGACTACGTATCACCCATTCTATCACCTGAGAGTCAAAGCGCAAGTTGTTGTAGCCCACCCAATGATGGTCTCTATGTTTCTCTGTGAAGTTAATGAATGCATCTAGCATGTTCTGGTCTTTATTCACCTTGAACGCTCTATATGGTTCACCAGGAATAAGACACACCACCAAGAAATATTCTTTAAGCGTTTCTATGTCATAGATAATTACCTTCTCCATCAATTATTTCTTTTTAGCAGCTTTTTTCTTTGCAGCTTTTTTCTCTTTCATCTCGTTTTCAGTGATAATCAGCTGAATGGCTACTGCCATCATCTCACGAAATTTATTATCCTCATGATCAGTATCCATTAAACAAGCAAGAGCTGCTGTCATTTCATTCATATCACCCTTTGTCTTCACTGTACACTGTTCCTTATTATTACATATAATAGTGAGGCGTGCTGTTTCTTTTACATCTTTTTTTTCTGGCATTTGATTAATTTTAAAGAGGCCCACCCCAATATGAGGTGGGCTCAAATTTACTTAAATTTACGCAAGCGAACAACTTTTTTATAGTCATCCGAAGGACAATAATACATCTTGTTATTCTCCAAGATCAACCTATTAGTTTTCTTACGCGTGAATATAGCTTCTATGAGCTTATTAACATTTGGATTGTCACAATCATCAGAATAAACTAACGGTGTAATAGGGCTCCATGAGGAGCGGTAAACGAGGGTTGCTGCCATAATTGTATGCTTTTATGTGTGATTAGAAATATATGCGAATATGGTCATCGTACATTTCCACTTTCCTACCTACAATTGCAGGAGTAGCGTTGACAACGTTTGCTGTTTCAACAACTGTAGGAACAGTTTCAACATCTGTTGCTTCAATAATAGCAACATCAGGGCTAACAGTAGCAACGGTATTCTTTTCTACTGTTGGTTTGGCTTTTCTTTTAATCATATATGTATGCGCTGATACATAATACAACTTGTTCAACATTTGCTTTTCAGTTAGATTGTACTTTGGAGCCAAACGTTTTGCAAGTTCTTTGACCTTGGTCCCATTGCGCATCTCCCTTTTAATTTCTGTAAGTTCTGCTGTCTTAAAAATGCTTCTTCTTGACATGTGCTTTGCTTTTATTTGTGATTTAATTGGTTACCAGATTTCAAACCCTCCACATTTACGGAGGAATGTTACGAAGTTTGTTACATGATATAGAGGAGCGCTGTGTGCTGAAAATGCTAATGTACCATCATCAGCCACCACCCCATTATAAAGAACTGTGCCTATTGGATAGTCTTGGTCTAGCTTTTCTGTTCTATTAGGACCAATAAAACCACCAGTGGCTGTACTCCATGCACCTAAGCATAGATAGAATCTATCATCTTCATCATGCATGTTGGCATTGTTCAAGATCATAAATGCCTCAATAGCATCAGCCAGCATGTCACAGTCTTCCTGTGTCTTCAAGCCACCACCACTATTCTCACCCCACGTGCTTGTATCAAAAGGAAGCTCTGTAGCATGTATAGCCATATCAGCTATAGCATGTATTGGTCTCCAGCCCCACCAATTGCTCCTGAAATACACACCAGGATTTACACTATGGAATAGGTCCATAGAGTTAAAATACTGGCTTTTTTCATAATCTGTGGCTGTGCTCCAATTTGGTTCTTTTGGGCGATCCCCAACTATTTGAGGATTTATCCCAGTGATGTCTACTCCCATAATTGATTTTTTAACTTTGAATAATCTTCCATCATTTGATTTGCTCTCATTATCCCACTCCTATCAATAGATAGTCTACCAACATGTAGGTCTCTCATCCATGTATGGAATTTGGGATCTAATTGTGTCTGTGCTCTTTCAGCCTCAATCTCTTGAAGCCTCTCTAATGTAATGTGCTCTAAGTTCATATGCTTTTTGTTAATGTTAAGAATTGTCGTCCATATCTGTGTCATCATCTTCTTCATTATTGTATATTTCTCCTTCTCCTTTACATACAGGACATGCCACATCTGGTGTAGCACCATATCCTGATCCATTACAATGGTGACATAACCAAGGACCCTCATCATCATCCTCATCCTCATAATCATCATACATCCCCACTATAGTCATAGTCACCTTGTTTGCATACATAATAGGATTAATTTCTTCCTCATGTGCAAAGTCCCATTCGTCTATCTCCACATCTACATATCCATCCCATTCACTAAGAATGAAGTTGATGTCAGTAAGCTCTATGTCTCTGAGCTCATCAACATGGTCTCCCTCATCCCACCAACCTATTTCATGTGGTTCTGCTACCACCTGCTCATCGTAGATTAAATAGGGCTCAACAGGTGCACCATGCATAACAATAAACTCTTCTAATGTCTCACGAGGATGTGTATTAAGCGCCCATATCTCTGTGTATTCTTTTAATGTACCTGGATTTATCTTGGTGATAAACCACATACCAATTTCAAGTTGCTTAGGCATATAGCTCTTAAGCACAAGTTCCACTGTATGATGCATTATTTCTTGTTTTGAAGGTGTTTCTTAATGTCCGCCTCCTTGAATGTGCGTTTCAAAGGACTAGCTGCACCCATTGGGTCTTGTGTATTATCTACACGAACACAACTGTATATGCCTTGTCCTAAATCAGCCACCACCTTCCAGGTCTGATATAAACTACCACCAGCTGTACCAGCTTCATACCTTTCAATGTGTTTTCTAAAGATTGTTCCCACCATAAATAATTGATTTACAATTTGTTATTTAAATATTCTTGTTCATTAACGTAGTTCTCTGCATCATTTATATGATTGCATTGAGCATCTGTATAGCCAGCATTATAATCTTTTATACGTTGTTCCTTCTCTATTTGTGTAGATGTTAAATAACCATGTACATACCCATTAATCCACATCTGTTCATCAGTCTCATCACAGTGATGACACCCTTCCCACATACTTTTGGCTAGTTCTGTGATTTGTTCTAATGTTTGTTGTGCCATAGTTTATTTGTTTAAACGATTCCATATAAGTCAGCATACTTCTTATCCTCAGCCTTCTTCTTCTTCCACTGCTTCTCACAGGCTATACAATACACTGCCATACGATCAACTCTTGTCTTTGACTTGTGAAACATCATTTTCTCCTTTGTTATCTTGCACCTTGGACATGTCTTAACTATCATAACTAATTGATTTACAATTTATTGTGTTAATAATCTGCATGAATTTTACCAAAAACTTCATGCACTGCTTCCGAGTTTGGACGTGTTTTACTTCCTAATATGTCAACCATAAGTGTCATAATATGTAAAATAATCACAAATAAGTGAGTTAAAGTGTGATGTGAATACACTTTTACGTACATAAAAGTGTGTACATGTTACGATTTTATGGACTTAACATGAATGACACCATCCTCAATAGTGATGTATTCACCACTGGTGTTCAGTGCATCTATCATGAAATACTTATTACCAAAGGCCTTCTCATAGCCTATTAGGTCAATCTTGGTCACTTGTGTGTGTCCTACCACCTGTTTAAAGGTGTTTTTAAGCTCTGTATCCTTGTTAGCTCTTATTAACGACCTTATCCTTATCCAAATAGGTGATTGCTCTTCATTGTCCCCTGTAGGGTCTATATAGCTCATTTTCTTCATGCTGACAGCCATACCAAAGCTAAATGTATTAGGTTTATGCTTAAACAGCTCATTGAGCTGGTCCACTATTGTGTCCACAGTCCAGCCATCTACACCAAATACACTATCCATAAACTTAGCACTCACACCAGCATGTGTAAACAGGAAGTCATCCATCCTATATGCTATTTGTAGATGTTCTCTATTAGCATCTAGAACAGGACCTATCTGAAACCCACCCATGTATTGGTAGCCTGATGTACCTGTATCACCTATTTCAGGGAAATAATGGTGATCGTGGTTGCCTATTAGACATATCACCTCTATATCTGCATCCTTTTTATACTGAATGATGTCCAGGAAGTTGTTTAGCTGCTCTTCCAGCTTAATATCAAACGAATCAAAATAATCTCCTATAAATATCACTCTATCAGGCTGCTCTATGTGTGTAATGAGCTTCCAAAATGATGTTCCGTGTGTGTCTCCTAATATTAATGTCTTCATAATCAATGTTTTAAAAAGGAGCAGCCTGTATTTCAAGACTGCTCCAGAGCTACAACTAGTAACCCAACCCTTCGAGTTCATATGCACTAGCCTCAACGATAACACTACCGTGAGACACTGTGTACATAAATATTATTTGCATGTGATTGGCAAGCTTTTGAAACAGCTTGAACTCTGTGGGCGTGAATGTTAACCTTTTCATTTGATTTGTATTGAAGGGGTGAATAAACTATTTAAGGACGATTTGCTTTGCGAACAACCTGTTCCCAGGATGATCTACCCTTGCAGCCATAGCCTGTTGTCCTACAACTTTGCAACATAAATATAGCAATAAATGCTATAACAGCAAACACTGTTGTAGAACCTTTTTTCTTTCTCTTAAAGAGAGATCTAAATGGATAACCCATTGTTTCTAGAAAGTCTCTATATAACTGACGTACAGGACTAAAATCAAACTCCCACAGGCAATATATAGCCATGAATGGGACAATAATAATAAACGCTACTATCATGAGTAGCATACGAAGGATGTGCTTCATACGATTGTAATTGATTGTTAATGAATGAATAAGAAAAAAGGGGACAGTGTAGACACACATCCCCGTATGATTGCTTGCCATAATATCATAAATGTTCTGGAATAATGGGCATTTGTCTAATTACCCACCACTCACTGCCATCATATTCAGCTCTATCAGCCCATGTGCCATTTGTAAACCATATTGTACCAAACAACACCTGACCACCATACCCATCATCATATATAAAGTCTAATGCCTGTAAGAAGGCTTCCCAATCATCCTCTCTATAATGACGCCTAAGACTAATCTTCTTAAGTGGCTCATCCCAATCATATTCATATTCTATATATGCACATAGAACATTTCTTTCTCCTATTAGAGAGAGTATTTCTTGTTTAGCACTTACCATGGCTGAACGTATTAAATTGTTAATTAATGCTATATATATTCTCTAATGTACTGATTTACCCTATCACTGTTTTTACCCTTATAACCTGCCATGGGTCACACACCATCTCTCTAACTTACACAAAATCAATGAGTTATGAGCTCTAGTTTCCCATTAGCCCACCCTAATGAATGTAATTCCCACCCTATATATAAGAAAGAGAGCCCCGAAGGGCTCTCGTCTTATTAGAATGCAATTAGTTCTTCTGCATTGAAGGTGCTAACAGGCTCGTAAGTTGGGATGCTATCACCCACTTCAACAGCTGGTAGTGTTGCACCACTGCTTGGCATTACGACAACATTCATTACATCACCACTAACAGTGAGCTGTTCAACAACAGTGAATCCCATTAGTTGAGAGAGCTTAAGTTCTTTGCTTCTTAAACGCTTGCTCACTTCTGTGGAACAGGTAACAAGGTCAGATGTTCCATCCTTCTTTGCAAGCACAAGCACCACACGCTTGTTAGCGTCAGTCCAATTGTTAATACTTGCTGGTCTGAAAGAACCACCTTTTCCAACGATTGATGCGATTGTACCTAATTCAGTACGGTCTGCTCTTTGATAAGCTTTGAAATTCAGTGCCATTTTAAAATGTTTTTTTAGTTAATAATTGATGGGGGGCTACCCCAACTTGGCAATTTATGCGTGGGGTTGTTGTTGGAAGTACCCTCCCCTCCCATATACATGATAGGTTTTCCCTTCTCCCATGCACAGGGGGTATTTTTAGGGGGGAATGTGTTTCACGTGAAACTTGGTATGGGGGGTGTATAAAAATAAATTTGGTAATATATGGGGAAGCTGTGTACCTTTGGGGTGGAGGGTGGGTTAGGAGATAGATGCTCCCTACAGACAGATAGTCAATAGATGAGTGTAGATGGTGAACGGATGACTCTCATCCATTGATAATAGAATGGGGAAGGTGTATCTGGTTGAAAAAAAAGATATAATATAGCAATAGGATAAAAGATTGTATTTGAATATGTTAGAATAACCCCCTATCTTTGTAACAACTATATGACGGTGATATTACAAAAACTGAAGAAAGAAGAAGCTGACAGCTATAAAGTGGCTGAAAGGTATTATACTATTCTTTCTGCAGTGAATGATCTTAGGTTGACACAAAGGGAGATACAGCTCCTTGCCTTTACAGCTATTAGGGGTAACATCTCCTATGCTAATATAAGGAAGGATTTCTGTGACACCTATGGCACCACCAATCCGTCCATAAACAACATTATTTCCAGGCTGAAGAAGATGGGGGTTTTGGTGAAGGATGGGACAAAGGTGAAGGTGAATCCCAGGATAGTATTAAACTTTGAAAATGACGTCACCCTTGAAATCAGACTTGTTCACAGATAATAAGCCCGTGAGCCTGTCTGTTAAAGACTGGATCATTAGGAAGCTGGCTCCCAAGATGCTCATTGGTGAAAAGACTATTGAAGCTGTTATTAACCATCAGTTTCAGGAGGCCAACCAGGCGCTGACAAAACATAAGAGCTTGGAGATCAGTGGGTTTGGGAAGTTCTTCTTTAATGAAGGGAAGGCAATAAAGCAGATGGAGAAACACGAAAGCCAGGTGGCCCTATTCACAAAGAAGCTAGAGGACGTTAGCCTAACAGAGCAGAAGAGGAAGTCGTACGAGCTTAAGCTTCAGATAGCCTTGGATGGCATAAGAGATTTAAAACCAAGAATGTATGCTTTCACAGATTTACGAGGGGTGGAGGAACAACCTCATCCCCCCAGACAAGTTGAAGACAGCGATATTAGAGACGAGCAGTAAGAGAATAAGCATTTGTAAGCAGTGTGAATATCATTCAGCTAACAGAAAGAATTACAAAACCATCCGTCTTGACGCTCATTGCACCCATTGTGGATGCACATTGTCTGCTAAAACCAAATGTCTTTCATGTGCTTGTCCATTAGAAAAATGGCTGGCAGAGGTTACGCAAGAACAAGAAGAGCAAATCAAAAAAGATGGAAAATAACGAGGTGATTTTCAAAAAGATTCCGTTGAAGGTGTTTTTAGACATTCTTCATGATGCATGGGAAAAGGGAGCAGACTATGTTGACATAGTGGGTGTCCCTGACGAAGTGCAGGACAATATAGCTGTAGCCATTCGTCAGGAATACATGAATGCAAATCCAGAGGATGAGTTTGAAATAGAGGTGGAGCTAGAACATCCTGACGACAACAAAGATTTATCAGACGAAGACTTAAACCAATTAATATGAATCCAGTAGTAGAAGCGTGGATAGTTATTGAAAAATTAGCAGCCTTGATTGCTACACCTGAAGTAAGCCCAGAGGTGAAAAAACTGGCTAATGACGAGATTGAGAAACTTCTCAGTTCTGTGATTCAGCCCAGCCTCACCAAGTTTACAGCAGCGAGCTCAGGAATTCTGCTCTAAATGACAGATATGGGAAGACCCAACGATTATTACAGAGTGCTTGCACTTTTCCAGCAATTACATATTTCCTACCCTAATTACAATATGGGTAGGCACATAGCCACTGCGCTAGATGAATATGGAGATGTGTGGGGACTTAGTGATAGAGAGATATTGTTTGCTCTTGAGAAGTATAAATCAGAGCTTGACATGGACGTTCCTCACACAGATGAGAGCGAGATTGATCAGATTATAAAGGAGGGGATGAATCTGGAGAACATTCTAAAAGAAGATGATGGCGAAGATTATTAAGAAAACTACATACATTAATACAGAGCTTGAATGGGCTGAACAACAGCTCACATCGTGGAAAGCTTATGTGGATGCAAATCCCCTGCATGAACTAAAAGACAGGATTGAATGGAAACCTACAGCCAAAGGAGGAATGCTTCCCATGGTCATAGCTTCCATCGAGGCACAGGGTAAGTTCATACAGGAAACCATGAAAAATTACTTGGCCCTTCTAGAGGTGGTAGAGAAACTACGTGAGAAGGAAGAAGCTAAAGTGGAAATCAGAGGCAGTGGAGAACTATCTACCATGGCTGAAGACTTTCTTAAAAGCAGACGATGAATGATCTTATAAGCATAGACTACAAAGACTGGTTCATTAATCAGGGAAGACTCCCTGACCGTGAGTCAGCTGAGTATAGGTCATTCTTTGACTTTCATAAAGAGTTATGTCTGAATGGATGCATGATGAATGGGACATATATTAACCCATTCCTCTATTGGCATCTAAATGTGTGGCACACAGAGGTGGATGTTGTTGACGAAAGAGGACGCATCTACCAGAAATATGCCAACCCCCTGTTACGTGATAACGAATGGATTGTGACAAATGAGATTGACAGGGCACAACAAGAAAAAAAGGGCTTGGTGATACTAGGAATACGACGTTTTGCCAAGTCTGTTTTAGAGGCTTCTTACATAGGGTGGGGCGCAACATTTGATGAAAACTCCCAGAATGTGATCGCTGGGTTAAACGCTCCCGACATAAAGCTGATCACAGACAAGCTGGACAAGGGCCTCAATTTCCTACCTGAAGCATGGAGATGGCAGAGAGTTGAGGATAATTGGAAAAACCAAGTCACCCTAGGTATCAAGACTCGTGGAGGAGAACGTATACCGTTCTCTCAAATCCTCATCCGTAACTTGGATGAAGGTAATAACGAAGAGGCTATTGCAGGTACTAAACCTCGTAAACTAATTATTGACGAGATTGGTAAAGGTAACTTCCTCAGAGGCTTTCAGGCCGCTGTGCCTGGTTTCACCACTCCGTATGGATGGGGATGTTCTCCTCTCCTGACAGGAACAGGTGGTGATATGAAGAAATTCATGGACGCTAAGTCCTTAATGTTTGACGCAGACAATTTTAACTTCCTTGCTTATAACAATGAGAAAGATGAGAGACGTGTTCATGGCTTGTTTATTTCGTATAAGTATAGAATGGAAGCTAAGGAAGAGAGCACGCTGGGTGCGTTTCTTCAACAACCTGAAGGAAGCGATCTTCATAATGTCAAGATGCTTGTAAGCAATGAAGACAAAGCTCTTGAAATAACCACAGCCAACCTTGAACGCCTGAAGAAAGCAGGAGATAGGGTGGCCTATCTAAAAGAAAAGATGTACTACCCACTTGAGGTGGATGACATCTTCCTGAATGAAGACACAAACATATTTGATATAGAGGCAGCCAAACGTCAAAAGGGTAGGTTGCTTAACCAGGGGCGTACAGGCACTCCTGTAATTTTGTTTCATGACGGAGAGAAAATCAGTCATGAGTTTACAGACAAACAGCCTATAACCAACTTCCCTCTAAAGAATAGCGATCTAAAGGATGCCCCTGTTGTCATATATGAGTTTCCTATCGAAAGTCCTCCATATGGATTGTATGTAGCTGGGGTCGATCCCTACAGACAAGGACAAGCTGCCTATTCTACATCATTAGGATCTGTGTACGTTTATAAGAGAATGCACGACATAACAGGTGAGAAATATCAAGATATGTTCGTAGCTTCGTATTGTGCAAGACCTGATAAGAAGGACACCTGGGAAGAACAGGCTCGTCTACTTATCAAGTATTACAACGCTAGAACTCTGTGTGAGAATGATGACATCTCGTTCATAGAATATATGAAAGCAAAAGGAGATGCACACTACCTTGAGAAACAACCTGATTGGTTGAAAGAGGTGGTGCCTGGTACAACAGTGAAGCGTGATTATGGTGTACACAGAAGCTCTGAGAAGATAAGAGACTATCTGCACAACTGCCTCAAGAAGTATATGGAGGAAGTGGTGTACACCGAGAAGGATGAAGATGGTAACATCATCAAAGAGGTGCAAGGAGTGTCAAAGATATTTGATCCTGTACTGCTAGAAGAGATAATTCAGTATAACGATCAGGGTAACTTTGACCGTATTATTGCTGCAGAACTTGCTATAGCTCAGGCCCTTAAGATGGATCCTGTACTTGGTAAGGTGGGTGGGTCATCTGATCCTAGAGTGAGTGCGATATTCAAACCCAATAAGAAGAACGTTCTGTTTACAGAATCTCGTGGGTTATTTAATAAAGTGAAAAAAAGTAAACTTTTTATATAATGGCTATCATTAGATATACGAAAGATGCTACAATTAGATATGCCTATCTAAATATATTCCCTGACCAGTTTAAGACGGACAAGGAAAAGCAAGACGAGAGTTGGATAAAGAACACCATGGACTACTTTGCAAACAAGGCTTATGCTGAGTATGTGAAGAACCGTGACACCTTTGTCAAAAACTACGATTTAATAAAAGGCATCTTGAGGATGGAAGACTTCTATCAAGAGCCTACAGTGAAGAGCTTTACAGATATGATGACAGCTGATCTTCAGCTTCCTGCATATGTAAAGATGTATTCTATTATGACCACTCCTGTGAACGAGTTGGTAGGTGAAATCACAAAACGCCCTGACACATTCAGGGTGAAGGCATTTGATGATGACAGTAAGGCTGAAGAGCTACAATTCAAGACAGACATTCTTCAAGAATATGTAATTGGTCAAGCTAAACAAAAGATTGTTCAGCAAGCTGCAATGCAGGGTGAAGAGATTGATGAGGAAGAATTGCAGCAACTTACCATGGATCAAGTGAAAGATGTGCTAGATAGCTATACATCTGTAGCTGAGAAATGGGCTAATCACGTACTCACCTGTCAGAAGGCTGAGTTTAACCTGAAGGAAAAAAGTGAAGATGCGTTTCGCGATTTGCTAATTTCTGGAAGAGAATTCTATCACATATATGAAGACAACTCAAAACTTGGATTTAATGTTGAGGTGGCTAACCCCAAGAACACTTGGTTTCTTACAACTCCTGATAGAAAATGGATCTCTGATCCTACAGGTAGAGCTCAGGGTGCTTATGCCGCTGGTACAGTACAGGTTATGGAACTTTCAGAAATCATTGAAAGCATTCCTGACCTCACCAAAGAAGAAATTGACCATCTAAGAAGTTCTCTCCAAGACTATGGACTAATTAATGTCCGTGAGTCAAATTTGGGTAATCCTGATGCTATTCCTGGAACAGACTCAGTGATGTATGACACATTTGACCCACTAGTCCTTCAGACTCGTATGATTATCGAAAGTGAAATGAAGGAGAACAACGATGGCCTTAAAGACTTCTTAGGACTCACATCTAATGTGTCTTCATTTGGATACAAATATGTGGTGGTGAGATCTTATTGGATCTCTAAGAAGAAGATTGGCAAGGTGATTTATTTGGATGAGCTAGGCAACGAACAGTCTGTTCTAGTGGATGAAAACTACAAGAGTGGTACAATTCCTACACAAGAATCTATTGAGTGGGGCTGGATTAATCAATGGTATCAGGGTACAAAGATTGGACCTGACATCTATCATATAAAACCGTTCAAACTCCTCAACTATTGTCCTATTATTGGTACAACGTTTGAGGTGAAGAACACAGAGGCTAAGTCTTTGGTTGACTTGATGAAGCCTTTCCAGGTGTTATACAATGTATGTATGAACCAGCTTTACAAGCTCTTAGAAAAAGAGGTTGGTAAGGTGTATTTGACATCCATCAGACACATTCCTATTCCTAAGGATGGTGATGCTCAAGATGCTCTTGACATCTGGGAAATGGAGGCAAGAAACAGAGGGGTTATGTTTATTGACGATTCTCCTGAGAACCTGAAGAGTCCTTCTAGCTTCAACCAGTTTAGAGACATTGACCTCACACGTACGCAGGAGATACAATCTCGTTACACGCTAGCACAACAGCTCAAGAATGAGTGCTGGGAGCTCGTGGGTATGAGTAAGCAACGTATGGGATCTGTGGCAGCTAGTGAGTCTGCTACAGGTGTAAACGCAGCTGTTCAACAATCTTATTCTCAAACAGAGCCTCTGTTTGTAGCACATGAATATATTATGGGTCAGCTTTATCAATCTATTATTGATGCTGCCCTATACGTAGAAAGCAAGAAGCCACAATCCACTCTCTCCTACATTACAAATGAAGGAGAAGCTGCGTTTGTACAGGTGAACGGTTCTGATCTTAAGTTCCGTGACCTGAAGGTGTTCTTAACAAATCGTCCTGAAGATAAGCAAATGTTTGACGAGCTTAGAGGTTTGTCTCAGGCTGTAATTCAGAACGGTGGAAGCTTGTACGATGTAATTGAGCTTTACAGCACCAAGTCCATGAGGGCTATGAAGAAGGTGTTTAAAGAGTTGAGAGACAGACAGATGCAAGTGCAAGATCAACAAATGCAAACTCAACAACAGCAGATTGATCAACAAAGAGAGATTGCAGCTGCTCAGCTTCAACAGGCTCAGCTTCAGAAAGAGCAAGAGATTGCTAACGATAACTATCAAAACGAACTGGATAGACTTAATAAGAAGGAGATTGCTCTCATTGCTGCTGAGGCCAAGAACATGGGACCTCTCAGTGATGTAGACAAGAGTGGTGCTCCTGATGTTCTAGAGATTAATAAAATTGCTGCTGAACAATCTCGTACAGCAAAAGATTATGAAATGAAAATGGCAGACATTCAGGGGAAGAATGTCCAGAACCTTCAGAAGCTTGAAATTGAAAGAGAGAAGCTCAAGGTGGCTAGAGAAAATCAAAAGAACGACTTGGAAATAGCAAGACTAAACGCCAAGAATCGAGCTACAAAATCTAAATAATGTTTGATAGGCTCATTGACCTAATCACAGGCTGGTTTGAACAACTGCTCCCCTTCTTTATCGTTAGAGATTTTGAGGAAGCAGTTGTTCTACGCTTTGGTAAATTCCACAAGGTGGTTAAACCTGGTTTCCACTGGCGCATCCCATTTGTGGATGATCCCATGGAACAGCATGTTGTAGTTACAACTCTGAGCCTACCCCCACAGAGTCTTTACACTAAAGACAAACAGAACATTGTTGTGAAGGGGTTAATCAAATACAAAATAGCTGATATTCAGACATTCATGTTAGAAGTGTATGATGCTGAGGATGCTATATCAGATATGACACAATACATTATCAAGAACATCATCATGGGCAAAACCTTAGAGGAGTGCATAGACGCTGAGATTGATAACATCCTCACGAAGAAAGCTAGAGTGGAGGCAAAGAAGTGGGGCGTTGAGATTCAACAGGTTACACTCACTGACATAGCTCCAATCCGTTCATACAGGATAATAAATGACACGGTGATAAACAAACTTGATTAGAGTGATTTAGATTAATGCTATATTATATACGAAAATGGTGTATATAGATGCATAACTCTTTGCTATTCAACAATCTCTGACTATTTTTACACACGTATAAACCAATTTAAACAAACTACATATGGCTGAGAACCTAGATACCCCGTCATTCGGTAACTTTAGTATTGAAAATACTATGGAGATGGGACCTGGAAGTACAGAACTTCTTAATGATCTTATGTCTCCTGAGACATCAACAGGCAATCCTGATGATATTCAGAAGATCGTAAAAACTGCTGAACCACCTACTCCAGATCCAAAACCCGATGTTCCTAAAGGAAAAGAAGTTGTTCCTAAAGCAGATGGTGAAGAATTCACTGGTCAAGATTTGATTTCAAGCTTCCTTGGTGATAATACTGAAGAAGAAGAAGATTCAGAAGAGGTTGATCCTCAACCAGTTAAGAAGAAAGCTCCAACAACTGAAGCTAAACCTGCTGCTGAAGAAGAAAACAATAACGAAGAAGGAGAGGGAGAAGGAGAAGAGCAAGTGAGTCAATTCACAGCTTTATCTCGTGACCTTTTCAAACTTGGTGTTTTTTCAAAGGATGAAGATGAAGATGATGTAAGCATATCCACTCCTGAAGAGTTTCTTGAACGCTTCCAAAGTGAAAAGAAAAAGGGAGCTGTTGAGATGGTGCAAAACTTCATTAGTCAATTTGGCGAAGATTATCAACAAGCGTTCGAGGCTGTATTTGTAAAAGGCGTTAGTCCAAAAGAATATTTTGGTACATATAATAACGTGGTTAGTTTCTCTGAAATGGATCTTTCACAAGAAAACAATCAAGTGAGAGTGATAAGACAAGCATTAACTGACCAGGGTTTTGAAACCGAAGACATTGATACTGAGGTGGAAAGACTTAAAAACTATGGTGATCTTGAGAGCGTAGCTACAAAACACCACAAAGTGCTTGTTAAGAAGGAAGCCCAGAAACTTTCTCAAATGGAGCAAAAGGCTGAACAAGAACTCCAACAAAAACAAGCAGTAAAAAACCAATACATCCAGAATGTTCAGGGAGTCCTTCAAGACAAACTGAAATCTAAGGAATTTGATGGAATTCCCATCAACCCCAAGTTGGCAAACGAACTACAAGACTTCCTGCTGGTAGATAAATACAAGACAGCAAGCGGTGAGACACTCACTGATTTCGACAAAACCATCTTGGAATTGAAGAGACCTGAGAACCATGCAACAAAGGTGAAAGTTGCCCTCCTGCTTAAAATCCTAGAAAAAGATCCTACACTATCTACCATCCAAAGAACAGGCGTTTCAAAGAAATCGAACGAACTGTTTGGGGAAGTAGCTAGACAAGTGACTAAAACTAAGACAGGTGGTAGCAGTCAACCAGCCAAACAAAATTCATGGTTCATTTAAATTTTAATAAATAAAAGGATAACAAAATGGCAATTCAAACAATCCCAGGTCTAACTGGCTTCACGTATGCTCGTGTCGCATCTATGGACAAGCGTGCTGTGGGTAAGCTAACTGACGCTAACCACCTGGAGAGCTTTCACTCAACTGAGCCTGCTGATTACGATAAGAAAATCATCAGCCTCTATACACAGAGCTCTCTATACAGCAATGATTTCCTAGACATGATCAACAAAAGCACGCCTTATTACATTGATAATAATAGCGATGCTTGGAAATGGCAAGTAGCTGTTCCCTACAAATTCCCTAAGATTATCGACATCCCTGCTTCTACAGCTGAGCTGAGCAAGCCTGGTATCGATGGTCAAGAGTTCCAATTGGTAATTGACACAAATGAGTTCTCTAAGAACGCAATCATTTCTGTTGGTACTCGTCAATATGGTCCTCGTTTCTACGTTATTAAGGATCCAGTTCCTTGGAACATGGGCTTCCTTTACAGCTTCACACTTGTTACAGATAATCCAACTGTAGACTTCGTAAGCCCAACCTTCTTACAGGTAGGTATCGAACTTGAGTTGGTTGATGCTGCAATTGGTGAATTCGATCAAGACTTATTGGGTCTTCCTCGTTTGGGTGAGCAAATCACAATGTTTGAATCTTTGGGTTCTGCATATGGTTTCGAGCACAAAATCACTGAGTGGGCTGATGACAAAATGATGCGTGACTCTGCAGGTCGTCCTTTGGATATTCTTGTATATGCACCTCAACGTCGTAACCAACTTCCTTTAACTCGTAACGATGTTAAATGGGAACCATTTATTGAGTTCTGGATGCGTAAGTCTATGCTTGAGTTGAAAGTTAAGCGTATGATTTGGTCTCGTCCTGGTACTGTTAAAACTAACGGTAGCAAGCAAGAACTTAAGCGTACATCTGCTGGTGTTTATCACAGAATGCGTAACAACGGTAACCTTGTTCAATACAACCGTGGAGAATTCACTGCAAACTTGATTCGTTCTGTGTTTGGTGACTTGTTCTACAGACGTGTGGATGTTAAAGACCGTCGTGTTAAAATGTACACTAACGAAGCTGGATTTGACGTATTCCAACAAGCTTTGAAGACAGACGCTTTAAACAGTGGCTTGACTTTCATGGCTGATAGCGGAAACCGTTACATGCAGGGAGAAGGTCAGCATATCACTTATAACTTTGCATTCGATGCAATGGTTACTCGTGAAACTGGTCGTGTTGAGTTAATTCACTTGAAAGAACTTGACCTTCCACAATCTAACCTTGAATTTGGTCAGAACAAGAAGAGCACACCTGTATTCATGGTGTTTGACGTATCTCCTATGTCTGATGGTTCATTGGTTAACAACATCCGTGAAGTACGTATGAAGGGTGCACCTTCTATGACTTGGGGTTATATCGATGGAACTCGCCACCACTTAGGCTTTGCTAAGTCTCAGGGTATGAGCTCTGCGAACAAATTCCCAGGATACGAAATCTGGATGAAAGACCGTTGTGATGTATTCATTGAAGACTTGTCTCGTACAGTTTTGATTGAAGAGATCCCACAATTCTAAGGATCCACTCTAGGAATAGTATTCCTAGACCTTATATCGAGAAGAGATTGCCCCCCACATCCCCGTGGGGGAGCTCTTCTCACTTACAGAGTGGTTGGACTGGGGTGTCTCCCAATCGCTATTCCCTTCGGTGGGAATCACTCTGCAAAATAAACCAAATAAAACAAACTACATATGGGTAAGTTAGGTAAAATCTCAACTATTAAGAAGGAGTATAATAACTCACAACTTCAAACAATGCAAGGCGGTCTTTCACTTAAAGGCCTAACACGTATTCCTGGTACAGGGGTATTTAAGTATCCTTACAAGGAATTGGATGGACAGTACAGAACAGGACTTGATCCTAATGCTAGTTACATCCGCAGAATCTCTGATCCTCTTGAGAGAGAACTAGAGACTGAGCGTGTTACAGCTCTTAGAGACAAATTACAATCTGCATTGGGAGATGTTGACTTAGGTCCTCGTTCTAGTTTCTGGAACTATGGATTGTCTACATCAACAAGTGATACGCTGCATGTTCAGCCTGTAAAACTTCTAGATAGTGATAACTTCTTTGATCTTAACATTCCTTTTCAGGAATTAGCGTTTTCGTGGCTTCGTGTTCATCCTACAATTGCAAGCTCATATCAAGCTTGGGAGCGTGGTGAATATCCTGCTGAAACTCAGTTCTACGTAGCTGATGATGAAATCGAGAATGCTGTTCTCTTCAAGAAGAAGCAAATGATTAACAAAGCTATTGTTAAGTTTGACAGCATGACTCCTGAAAGAAAAAGAAAAGTGGCACGTTTGTTGGGACTACCTGTAACTGATGATACTAAAGAGGAAGCAGTTTACAACCTTGTAGACAATGTCCTAAAACAAACCGA